TTGTGCTGCATTTGCTGCATAAATACCAACTGCTAATGCTGCCGCTGCGCCTGCCGCTACCAAAAATAAACCTACACCACTTAACCCCGCAAAGAATGCAGTTGCAGTGTTTAATAACCATTGTGCAACTGTTACCCCATCCAATGCGGCTGCCAATGACCAAATGCCCCAAATGAATTTAGCACCTGAATAAATTGCTGCTATTTTCATATAAGCATTGTAAATAAAAATAGCACCTGCAAGACCAACAAATGCACCTGTTAACCCCGCTATGGCAACTGCATGTTCTTTTACAAAATCTGTAAAACCTGTTATCAATGATATTGCACCTTGTATAACTGGCATCAATAATTCACCAAGCGTTAACTTAATTTCTAAAAATGCGTTATTCATTCTGTTTAAATTTGCATTCAAACTTTGTGTTGCTGCATCCATACCGCCTGCAAATTCTGTTTTAAGTTGTGCTGCAAATTTAGGCAAAAATTCTTCACTCATTAATTTACCATCACTCATAAACTTATCCAATTCCATTGTGGTCATGTTCATCGAACGTGCTGCAATTTGGAATGCGCCCGGTATTCTTTCGCCTAATTGCCCGCGTAATTCTTCAGCACTTACTTTGCCTTTAGATAACATTTGTTCTAATGCTCTAAATGCGCCCTCTGATTGCTCTGCTGATAGGTGCATAACAGTTGATGCCATACCAACACTTTCAAATACATCTCTAACGCCTTGCCCCTCTAATGATGTGTTTCTTGCTGCTCCGCTAAACTTTGCAAATGCAGTCGCAGCAGTATTAAAATCTAATCCCATTTCTTGGGATGTTTTACGCAAATATTCAAAGTCAGCAGCTCCTTGTTGAACCGAACCACTTGCAAAGTTTAATTGATTTTGCAAGCCCTCCATTGCGGCAGTAGTGTTGACAATTTCACGTACAAGTAAACCGCCTCCAATAGCAGCAATAGCAGCACCAATACCAAGTGCTAACTTTTGCGTAGTACCCATAGCGCCGTTTAACTTTTCAGTTTCATTCGTAGCCGATTTAATGCCACTGCTAAACTTATCTTTTAAGGATAATATGTATTCAACACTATTATTTGCCATTACTTCTTGTCTTGAATTGTACCGTTAAACTTTAATACCCACATGATGCTCTCAATAGCTTCTGCCCATTGTTCATCATTCATTTGGTTTGGGTCTGTTTGATAATAAAAACGGATGAGTGCATTTTGACGCGCAAACTCATCCGTTTCAAATAACTTTTTTGCCGAATCTAATTTTTTTTTAGTTCACCCGCTTCGGTTTCTAACATCGGCAAAATTGTTCTTGCTGCGCTGCGTAATGCCTTAAAATCATTAATAATAGCATTTACATCGCCATCAACACAAAGTGTTCTTAAAAACGATTCTACGCCCATCAATTCATCTTTAGCGATTAACGCGCTTACTGTCTTGTAAGCTATCCTATCCATTTCACGCAAGTGAACTGTGATAGGTGCGCCTTGTCTGTTTAATACCGTTAATGTGTATATTTCAACACCCGCATACTTTGACTTTAATTCTTCAATATTATTCATTTGTTTTTTGATTTGGTTTGCACAAATTTACTAAACAAATTCGATATGTGAAACAACTAAATCTAATTCCATCGGAATTGAAGTGTCGCCAGTCGCAGAAGCAATCATGTTTTTCATAAATCTGCAATTGCGAATCTTATGCACAACAGGAATCAAATTAGCATCTGTAAATGTGACAACAATGTCAAATTCTGGAATGTCTTGTATTCTGCCATTTGGTGCGGCCGATACAATATTCATTACCTCATTCATTAATATTGTAACCTTTGCCGATGGTGTGATTTGACCGTAGCCACGTGCAACAGGATAACGACCTGTTGCGTAGATGTTTTCGGTTGCATCCTCCTCGCCATATTCGATTGCGGTTACACCTATGATTGGTGTTCCAAGTATGATGCAAGTAATATCTGCGAACTCATACGCTTTGCCGTTAATTAACGGTAGTCCATTTGCTGCCATGTTTTATACTGATTTTACGAAGCCTACGTTTATTTTAATGATACGTGCAACACCTAAAGGAACATTTTGCAATGTCAATTCTAATGTGCTTGTAGCTAAAACATCTTGGGCTGGATTAATAATAACTTTATGTGCTGATAATTCGCCATCGGCCTCCATTTGCACTAATGGATTATTTGCTAATGTTTCAAAATAACCTATTGTGCCTGCGGTTAGTGTGCCATCTGCATTCACTCTTAAAGGTGAACTTAATGCAGGTAACATATTGGCCCTAACAACACGTGTTATTTTTTGATATGTACGATTATTTTCAATTGTAGAATAATCGCTTGTAGGTGAAACAGTTGTTTTGCTATCACTCCAATACGATCCTGTGATGCCTGTTAATTTGCGTAAAAAAATATAAGAGTAGTTGTTTAGGCTCTCAAATTGACTATCAGCAAGTGCAGTGTAGTTTTGACCGTTGCTAAATGCAATAGTGTCTAACTCAGCACCTAATGCCATGTTGAACTTACTTACCCAAGCGAT